TAAATTTCTGCCAGGACTAGGATTTTATGGCTTTGGACTCATTCACATGATTGGCGGATTGAGTCGTACGGCAACGTCGGCTCTCCGTCAATTATTAGACGCAGGTACTTTATCAAATTTACCAGCTGGATTTAAACAAAGAGGTGTTAGAGTTAGAGATGAAGCAGCCCCAATACAGCCAGGTGAATTTAAAGATGTAGATGCGCCAGGTGGTAATTTAAGAGATGCATTCTTTCCTTTACCATACAAAGAGCCATCACAGACTTTATTAAACTTATTAGGTATTGTTGTACAAGCTGGTCAGAGATTCGCGGCTATTGCTGACATGCAAGTTGGCGATGGTAATCAAGGAGCTGCAGTTGGAACAACGATTGCATTACTAGAACGTGGATCACGTGTAATGTCTGCAATACATAAAAGATGTTACGCAGCTATGAGAGATGAATTTAAATTATTATCAAAAGTAGTTTCACAATATTTACCACCAGAATATCCATACGATGTTGTTGGTGGTGCAAGAAATATTAAACAAGCTGACTTTGACAATAGAATAGATGTAATACCAGTTGCAGATCCAAATATATTTTCTATGAGTCAAAGAATTACATTAGCTCAAACACAATTACAGATTGCAACATCAAATCCACAACTACATAACATGTATCAAATCTATAGAAATATGTATGAAGCGATAGGTGTTAAAAATGTTGATGCAGTTTTACCACCACCAGCACCGACTGCACCGATGGACCCAAGTATGGAACACATAAATGCTTTAGGTGGTAAACCTTTTCAAGCTTTTCCTGGTCAAGATCACCAAGCACACATCACAGCTCACTTAAATTTTATGTCAACTAATATTGTTAGAAATAATCCTGCAGTTATGGCAGCAATACAAAAAAATATTTTAGAACATATTTCAATTATGGCGCAAGAACAGGTACAATTAGAGTTTAGAGAGCAAATGCAACAGATGATGATGATGCAACAACAAGCGGCTACCAATCCTCAGATACAAGCACAGCTTCAAGCACTAACAAATCAGATAGAATCAAGAAAAGCCATCCTAATTTCAGAAATGACAGAGGATTATATGAAGGAAGAGAAGCAAATTACATCACAATTTGACAATGATCCTCTTTTAAAACTAAAATCACGTGAAGTTGACCTTCGTGCAATGGAAAATGAGCGAAAAAAAGACAACGATGAAGCTCAAATTGACCTTGCAAGAGCAAGATTAATGCAACAAGGCGAAATTGCAGAAGATAAAATGGAACAAAACGAAGATTTAGCAAAATTACGTGCTGGAGTAAGTCTTGCAAAGACTGGTGTACAAAACGCACAAGTTATGGTAGATGAAAATTAA